CACCCCCGCCCGGTCGACGATCAGGTAGCCCTTGGCGAAGTCGCCGAACGCGATCGAGTAGCTGTCGGCCGCCACGTCCGGCATCGCCTCGATCTCGGTCACCGGATAGCCCAGCAGCGTCGAGGACGCCCCCGGCTGCGTCGCCGGCTGCCAGATGTAGTTGCCGTCGGCGTCCTTGAACTTGCGGATCGAGCCCGCCGTCCTGCGGTTCATCACGAACCTGGCCGCCGCCCGGTACTGGGCCTTGGGCGCATAGATCAGGTCGATCAGCGCGTCGACCGGGTCCGAAGCCGCGAAAGCCCCCGCCGCGCCCGAGGCCACATAGCCGATCTCGCCCCAGTCATGGGTCGCCTCGGCCACGTTGGTATAGGCCAGGAAGCCCTTGGGCTTGTTCGTCCCGTTGCCGTTGACGAAGGCGTCGGTCTCTTGGCTCGCGAACGCATCCTCGCACTCGGCCGCCAGCCATTCGTCCAGGTTGACGAACGCATCGTCCAAGAGAGCCTGCGTCGCCGCCGGGTTGGCGTAGAGGTCGGCCGCCGGGAACTCGAGCAGCGCCAGCGTCGGCGCGTCGGTCTCATCCCGCGCCGCGGTCTCGGCCACCCAGCCGGCCTCGACACCGGCCGTCGACACCGGCTTCTTGAAGATGTTGGAGCCGATGGTCCGGACCGTGGCGATCTCGCGCATCGGCGAAGTCATCGCCAGCCGCCGCTCGATCATTCGCTCGGTCTCCGGCGGCGCCACATAGCCGCCCGAGCCGCCTTCGCTGAGCGACTTGGCCTCCAGCGCCGGCACGCTCGCGCCGGTCTTGAGGTAGCCGTACCAGGCCGCCTTCTGCTCGTCGGCGACGAGCACCCGCCCCTCGCCGAGCGCCGGCCGGCGCGCCTCGCTCGTCACCCGCTCCAGCCGCTGCTGAGCGGCCTGCAGCGAGGCGTCGATCCGCGCCACCTTCTCTTCCAGCAGCCCATCGGCCCGCTTGGCTTCGAGGCTGGCCAGCCGCTCGTCGTTGGCCGCCTTGAACGCCTCGAAAGCCGCCATGACCTCATGCATGGCCGCCCGCGCGGCGGGCTCCGCCGCCACGTGTTTCGTCTCTTTCATCCATGTCTCCAAAGGAAAGCCCCTCCCCCTTGCGGGGAGGGGTTGGGGTGGGGGTGTCGGCGCCGGGGGGGCAAATGCTGCACCCCCACCCCCTGACCCCCTCCCCGCAAGGGGGAGGGGGAACCTCGTCAGGCCGCCAGCTCGGCCGCCCTGATGTTCGAAATCCGCGCCCCGGGCAGCATCGGGAAGGTCACCACCGAGACCTCCCACAGCTCCACCTCGGTCAGCACGCGCAGGCGCCCGCTCTCGTCCGGCCGCGCCTTCACCGTGCGAAAGCCGATGGACAGCCCGTCCATCGCGCCGGCCCGGACCAGCGCCGCCGTCATCCGCGCCTGAGGCGTGACCCCCAGGATCCGCCCGCGCACGAAGAGCCCCCGCCCGTCCTCGGCGATCTCGTCCCACACCCCGATGGGAGCCGCGCCCTCATGCTGATGCAGCATCTTCACGCCGCCGGCGCCGCTCCGCGCCAGGCTCGCCGCGAACGCCCCCGCCGCGGTGACGTCCTCGTTGAGGTCCCGCGTCCAGAACAGCGAGGCGTAGCCCTCGATCTCAAGCTCTTCGGTCATGTCGTTCCTTGCGAAGGGACGAGAGGCGAGGGACGAGGGGCGAGACCTCGGAGCCAACTCGCCCCTCGCCCCTGTCCCCTCGCCCCTCACTCCCGATCCAGCTTCGCCTCGATGCGCTCGAGCGCCGCGCGCGCCGAGGCCGCCTGCTCCTCCAGCCGCGCCAGCCGCTCGGCGACCGGCGCCTGGGCCTCGATGCGGCTTTGCAGTTCGTCGATCCGCGCCGACGCCTGGCCGGCCCACAGCAGCGCCCCCGCCGCCTGGATCGCCACGGCGACGACCACCGCCAGCGGCCAGCGTTCAGTCATCCGAAAGCCCCGCCATCCGCCGCCGCTCCTCGTTCGTCAGGAAGCTCGCCGCCTCCAGTCGCGCCCACAGCGCCTCGCGCTCGGCCGACAGGGCCGGCACCGCGTCGAGGTCGAGGCCGATCCGCGTCCCCGGGAACTTCACCCCGAGCCATGCCGTCATCGCCCGCGCCGCCCGCTCGGCCAGCGGGATCACCGTCTGGCGCCAGAAGGCGGCGTTGGCCTCGCGATAGTTCGAATAGGTCGCATCGCCCGGCACGCCCAGCAGCTGCGGCGGCACCCCGAACGCCAGCGCGATCTCCCGCGCCGCCGCGTGCTTGCCCTCGATGAAGTCCATATCGTGGGGCGTCAGCGACATCGGCCGCCAGTCCAGCCCGCCCTCCAGCAGCAGCGGCCTTCCCGCGTTCGCCGCCCCCACATGGGCGTCGGTCAGCTCCGATTTCAGCCGGTCGAACTGCTCCTCGGTCAGCCGGTCCCCGCTCTCGCGGCTGGTGTAAACCAGCGCCCCCGATGGCCGCGCGGCGTTGTCCAGCAGCGCCTTGTTCCAGGCCCCTGACGCATTGTGCACGTCGATGGCGAAGGCCGCCGCCTCCAGCGGCGAGAAGCCGTAATAGTCGTCCGTCGGATGAAACAGCTTCAGGTGCAGCACCGGCAGCCAGCCCTCGCCGTCGCGCGCGATCCGCACCGACCGCCCGCCGACGGAGTAGTCGTAAGCCTCCGGCCAGCCCTGCCGTCCGGGCACCACCTTCATCCGGTCGGGCCGCAGCGCATAGAGCTCGCCCGGCCCATCCAGCCCCGCCGCCTCCAGGTAGGCGTTCCCCGACGTCTGCAGCGAGCCGAAGAAGGCCTCCATCAGGTCCGGCCCGCCCTGCTCGGGGTTCGGCCGGCCAAGCAGCAGGCTGAGCGGATGGTCCGCCGCCCGCCGTCCCTCATGGAACACCACCAGCGGCGCGGACGCCGCCGCCTCGGCGATCATCCGCACGCACCGGTACGCCACCGGGTTCTTCGCAAACCCCTCCCGCGCCAGGCACTCATAGTCGCGCGGCGTCCACACCGGCCGCCCGGCGCTGGTCACCGCGACCATCGCCCGCGCGACGGAATCCTTCACCTCCGGCGCACTTCTGCGCCGCCTTGGCCAAAGGGCCATGCGTTGCTCCTAAAAGGGACGAGGGGAGAGGGACGAGGGGCGAGATGAAGCGCGCAAATCCGCTCGCCCCTCGCCCCTGACCCCTCGCCCCTACAAACTCCTCAGCCTCGGCTTCCCGCCGCCGCCGAGCATCAGCTCCGTCAGCGCCCAGACCAGCGCGTCGGCGCGGTCGGGGCTCTTGCGCCAGTCGTCGGACCCCAGCGCCATCAGCTCCTCCTCCAGCGCCGGGAAGGCGCCGCAGTGGACCACCCGGCCCTGCTCGTAGAGCGCCGCCACAGGCTCGGCCCGCACGCGCTTGCCCTTGGAGGCGTGCACCAGCTTGACCGCGCACGGCGCCTGGTTCGTCGCCAGCACCCCGCGCACCATGTCGCCGCCCTGGTTGGCCTCGGCGACGATGGCATCGGCGTCGAACTCCACCGCCGCGGCGATCACCCGCTGCGCCCAGGCATCGGGTGAGACCCGCCGCACCGTCCGGTCGGCCAGCACATAGCCAAGGCGCTCGCGCCTGCCCGCCACCACGATCCCGCAGGCATCGCCCCGGTCGCTGGCGGGCGGATCGACCGCCACCACCACCTTGTCGAACGTCGGCGGCCTGGCGCCCCGGCACTGCCTAAGCTCCTCGGCCCGCCACAGCGCCGCGTCCAGGTCCTCGACGATCAGCCCCTCCAGCTCCTGCGCCGCCAGCCGCGTGCCGCCGTAGAGGGCGTTGAGGCTCTCCAGAAAGGATGGCGGCAGATGCTCGTTGTCGCTCGTCGGCGCGTGGGTGCGCGCCAGCCCCGGCTCTGCCAGCAACGCCCGCAGCGCCGCGCCGGCTTTGGGCGTCGTCGTCACAGCCAGCCGGGGATCATCACCCAGCCGCAGACCGAACCGCAGCGTCGCCAGCGTCTGCGAGGGCTTGGGCCAGGCGCAGAACTCGTCGGCCCACGCCGCGTGGAACTGCGGCCCGCGCAGGCTGTCGGGGTCTTCCGCCGAGAAGGCGTAGGCCATGGCGCCGTTCGGCCAGACCAGCCGCCGACGGCTCGCCTGCCAGCGCGGCTTGAAGGCCCGCCCAACCACCGCTTTGAGCCCCGAAGGCCCTTCGACCATCACCTCCCGCACGTCGTGCAGCGTCGGCCCCACCAGCGCCAGCCGCTCTCCCCTCAGGGCCTGCTGGGTCAACCACCAGGCGCCGGCGAAGGTCTTGCCCGCGCCGCGCCCCCCCAGGAACAGCCAGGTGCGCCAGTCGAATGTCGGCGCAAGCTGGCTATCCCGAGGTTCGTGGACGTTGGCCGCCCACAGCCACCTCATCTGCGCCTCGTTCAGCGATCTCAGCGGCTCGCTTGCGCTCAAGCTGGACTGTGAGGCGATCCAGTCGAGACTGGAGGTCGGCGTAAACCTGCTCGATGTCTTTGGGTTCGGCGTCATTCATATCTTCGTTGTCCTTGGAGTCCGGGCCGGCGTTAGCCTCCTGCAGCGCCTCGATGGCGCGCACGGCCCGCTCGGCGGCCAGCGTGGCGACGGCGATCTCCTTGCCGGCTTTGGCGGCCAGATGGATGCGGCGCAGCCTTTCGGTCTGTGCGACCTCTTCGCTGCCGGGATCGGGCAGCCGCTCGATCTCGGCAGCCAAGATCTCTGTCAGGCGCTGGGAGAGCCGTCCCAAGTCCGCGTCGCTTTTCTCGGCCATGTCACAAACATACGGGACCAGCGGGCGCCGCTGATTGGACGCCGCGAAAAACACGCAAGTTGTTGAAATCGCTTGGCCCAGCCGCCCCGATCCGGCGCACGGTCCAGGCCCGGTCCCCCTATCGGGACTCCATGGCCGCCAGCAGCAGGCTGTTCTCGCTCGCCCAGCCGATGACTTCCTTGCGGTGGGCGGCGGCCGTCTCCAGCCGCGCGTCGCGCTCGGCGCTCCTGGGCAGGTTCGCCACCTCCGTCTCGGCCTCGATGACGATCTT